ATGCAATAACCAACCGGGAAAAATAACCATTTTTCCTTCTTCGGGTGCATGTGCATATCTTTTAGGCAGAGTAGAAAAACAATAAGTTGCATTCATTGCTGGATTTGGATCCATGAAAAATATTTCACCATCTTGCCCATTAGTTTTTATATAATACACACCTGATAGATCTGCTGATGCATGATCGTGTACAGGAGTATACTCTTTTGGTGCTGTATGAGTCATCCAACTAGCAACAATTTTAAAACTTTGAATAGATCTATGTCCGAGCTGCAACAAATAATTGGTTACTTGCTGATGAATTTCTTTTTCGATGTGTACAAGCCCAATGTCTGCAATCAAATTAGATGTAAACGTAGGATCAGACAAACTATGACTAATAGGATCGACAACAGGTGACTTAGAAAAGAAACTTGCTCCAAACTTATTTACTGAGTCTAAACACTCTTTTTGAATGTTAAGTTTATCTGCTACTTGACATACATAAATCGGTACTGGAAATAACGGTTCTACTAACATAACTATCCCCCAAGCCTCTGAGCAACAAGTGCTGCTACAGTTTCTTGTAAATGTTCAATTTCGTCTGCTGCTTCATCTAACAAGTTAGCAATCTTATCTGGTTTCCCTTCTACAACTGCTAGCCTACCTGGAATAGACCTACGTATTTCTGCTCTTTTGCGTAAACGGAACAGTAGGCTTTGTTCTGCTACAGGCAAGTGACTTTCATCATTCATTCTTCGTCCTTGATTACATCAAATATATTACCGTACTGGTATCGCAGCGGCATGTTTCTTTCATCACCATAGACAGCAACTTTCCTACGCCACACTTTAGTAAACCATTTACGTTTGCCATGAACAGCAACTGGGAGCCAGGCAAATACCTGTTCCCAGTTATATGTTACCTTTTCAGGAGTCGATGTTTGATAGCTGTCAAACATTTCATCCTTAGGCCGCCTCCATATAGTTACGCACCCACGATAAACGAGCTTGCTCGTCCATAGCAGTATACTCAACAATGTTAGCACGGATATGATCAATCAATCCGTAATACTCTTCGTCAATGTTGTGCTTAATGTCCTTGTTCAAGTCTACTAACTTATCTGTACGTGGATTGCGAGCAACCCACTTTGAAGTTAAGTAGTATGGCGACTTGATCTTAGCACTTACACCATCATCTGTATAGAATACATAACCTTCGTGCTTGCATTCCTTAGCTAATTGCTTTAGTCGAGCCATGTTAGTTGTTACACTTTCTGGCACGAAACAATTAAACATGCGACCTAAGTCTTGCAACACGAATGGGTCGTGACCCACATTGCTGCCAAATTCGTTTTCACGATATCCTAGGAGGTACATACCTTCTTCTTCAGGGATGATATGTGGATCACTTGGATGCACACACTCAAACATAAATGTCATGCCTTGGGTCTCAGTGTTGCACAATGCCATTTGCCAGTCTGCCCAGCACATGTGTTCCATCATCATTTCCTTGGCCATATCAACGTATGGGCTGTCAGTACTACCTGTAGTAGACACTAAAACGTCATCGTTGTACCAAGTACAAGCTACCATGAAACCGTTTACTTTACGAAAAGCAGTTACCTTAGTATCATCAGATAGGACAGGTGCTTCCTTTTCAATTCCATAGTTGTAGATCTTTGTAAATGGGTATGCAACTAGGTTGAAATCCTTATCTACAACAGATCCACGGCATTCAGCAATGTATTCGTTCCACAAGTTATCGTAGAACACTTTTTTCTTGTACTTGAGTACGTAGATGCCGTCGCCAGCTTCTTTCATGTTAACCAAGCCGCTAGTCTCTACGTACTCCTTCAACTTGTCTTTAAACATTATTTGCTCACAATCTTGTTAGCGTGTTCCCAGAGAGAACGATCGCCTTTTGTTAAAACTTCAAGCAGTAATCTCTTTTCTTCTAAGTATGTTTTTGCAAATGTTGCGTCATGCTCAACAATACTTGTGCAGTTAGAAATTAAATCTGCCAACTTGATTGTTTGCGCTTCTGCGGGTGCCATTGCAGTGTGCGCTCTGTCAATTGCTTTGCGTGTTGCTCTGTTACCTTGTTCCGGACGGCTAACGTCGGTAAGCCATCCCACCAAGTCTGCGACTTCTTCACCGAACTCCGATTTGATGATTTCAATTGTAACTCCTGTATCTTCGACTACATCATGTAACCATGCTGCTGCAACCATAGCTACAGAAGCACCTTCAAGATTGTCAATAATACTAGCAACTTCAGCAGGATGGACAATATAAGGCTCATTCGTATACTTACGAAGTTGAGCCGCCGCTGCATGTGCCGCAGTTGCAAAAACTCTAGCCTTTTCGATTGTATCCATTATACGTGATGTCCTTTAATTTCGTTATCCTTAATACGATTGATTACGTATTCCATTGATACACAAATTTCACCTGTTGAGTCCATTCCTACATCAAACGCACGATACTTTTCTAATCCGCTTGTACCGCCATGCAAGTGACCGTACAAGTGCAATGCTCCTCTGTGCATTTGATCCCATTCAGCAATTGGATAGTGAAACATGACAATCTTGTGACCATCATATGTAATATCCAAGTACTTGTGTACTTCTGCAAACGCACTGCGGAATGTTGCATCCATCAATGTCTTACGGTCATGGTTGCCTTCAACCAAAATCTTTGTACCATTTAAACGTTGCATCATCCGTCCTGCATCACTGCCCGACATAAACGCTACATCACCTAAGATGTAAACAGTATCTTCCGGAGCAACTTTGTTGTTCCATTCTTCAACCATTGCGTTATTCATGTATGCTACGTCATCGCGGAAACGAGCACGGGTCACAGGGCAGAACTTCATGATATTCTTGTGACCAAAATGCAAGTCACTTGTAACCCATGTTCTCATTTCTTTTCCTTTACTTTTTCAATGCTTCCATTGTAGCAAGCAATTCACCCCATTGCTTACTTGGACTCTTACCTGCGTTGAGGTTACGAATTGCCATAAAATCTTCGTGATTCTCGGGAACCTTGAAGTATATGTTAGCGTATGTGCAGTCAAAACTATCATCTTCATCGTGGCTATACCAAGGGTGCTCTGACATTTCATCGAATACGTCTTCATAGTCTTCACGGTTGCCACCACCATTACGTGTATGCACAATAATGTAACCATCTTCCATATAGACATTGCGGAAACGACCAAAATCACCTTGGGTCTTTCCTAAGATTTCCATCAATTGATCAGTGTCAGGATTTACACCAAACAGCATATTGTACATACTCATATATCACCTTCGTAATTCTTTGGGACAATAAATCCCGAGTCTAATGTTATACCGTTTATAGTGTGTGGTTCGTTTTCATCGTATGTCCAACCTAAGACTTTCATCATCTTGTGTTTGACTAGTAAATTTGGGCTGCGAAACACTTCAGTGTCGTTAAATCCCATCATTACTCCAACTTCACAAACTGCACCACTTCTACAAACTCCAGCAACACAGTGTACTACAACTTGCATATGTTTGTCAAGTGCATGTTGTAATAGAGCCACAAGTTGCTCTGCTTGTTCGTCCTGAATTTTTAACTCTTCTGGAGCCTTGTCATCTTTTTCCAAATCTAAGAATTGAAATTGATGCACTTCTGCAAACTTATTAAATGGAATAGGAAATTCCATTCCTGGGTCTACAATTTGGATAAGCATAGAATTCACACCAGCATCAAAGTGGTGCCCTTTTGCTACATCCACCATTGCTACGTTTTGAATCCATTGCATGATTTTATCCTTTGACTTTTTCTAATGCATCTTTACGCATTAGGAATTTTCTATCTTGTACAGTTTTGCTAACAAGCAAGTACTCGACACCGTCAATTACTTGGACTTCTTTAACATCCTTGCACACTACCTTTTCGCCATTAAATCTGTTTTTAAATGTAATTGCTTTCACAGTAGTCTCCTTATTATAACAGGTTCTCTTTTTTCGTGCTACCACTACACTAACACAACTGACCAAGCTGTGCCTGGGATTCGAACCCAGCCTCTCTTTTTTGCAGAAAGATTATTTAAATTTGCTGAAAAGAACCTAAATGGTCAAACTAACAGGATCATCTTTTTATGGCGGACGCTCTACCAACTGAGCTACAATTAAGGTGGGATTCGAACCCACGACATTCTGCTTGGATTTAAGATTGCTGAACTGATCCTAAAACTGAGAACTTCCAGGGGACGCTATACGAACAACTCTGGAAGGATGTATGGAGCGGGTAGCGAGAATCGAACTCGCGAATAAACCTTGGCAAGGTTTCAGGTTACCATTACATCATACCCGCATAAACTTACTTATTTGTTCTAGATTGTTCACCGCACAATCTAGAAAAGCGGGGGTCTGTTTGCTGCATACAACTTATCCTATTATACACCATATGCAAGGGTGAGGCTCTTGGTGCTCCATCGAGGAATCGAACCACGATTGCCGGACTACAAAACCGGAGTATTGCCATTATACTAATAGAGCAATTTGTTAGGCGGCGGATACAGGAGTCGAACCTGTTAAAAAGTTTGCTGTAAACATTCCGATCTGAATGCTCTCCACAACCATGTGGAAAGTATCCGCCATAACTTGGTGGTAACGGTGAGATTCGAACTCACACCTGGCTCCGTATGAAGGAGGTGCACAACCATTATGCTACGTTACCATAATTTTTTACGATATATACTGTACTATGAAACTTACAATAACAGACAACTGTCTTCAACAAGAAGACTTAGATATGATTAAAAATACTATCCTTGGACCTAATTTTCCTTGGATGATGCATGACATTGTTGCATCTGAAAAATTATCATGCGATCCAAAATATAATAATCAATTTGTTCATTCTTTTTACATGAGTCCATTTGTAGAAAGTCAGTATTTAGATTTGCTTTCTCCTATATTGCACATCCTGCAGCCGGAGGCAATAATAAAGATTAAAGCAAATATTGTTCCATGCACAAATGAAATCGTTGAACATGGGTTTCATACTGACTTGCCAGGCAAATTAGAACAAGTATGTAAAACTGCTGTATTTTATCTTAACACTAATAATGGATACACCTTGTTTAAAGACGGTGAACGAATTAACAGTGTTGAAAACAGACTTGCTATTTTTGATACAACAGACTTGCATACTGGCACTTCATGTACCGACAACGCATATAGAGCAGTAATTAATTTCAATTACATTTAATGGTAGGACCGGAGGGATTCGAACCCTCACCTGGCGGATTAAAAGTCCGCTGTGCTAAACCGTTGACACTACGATCCCGTATTGGTCCCTACCGTCGGATTCGAACCGACACCTCATTGATTAAGAGTCAAGTGCGCTACCGTTAACGCTAGATAGGGTTAGTTGTATTAAATTTGATTTAATGTGCCAACCCTAGACCAATACGGGATCTAGAGCGACACTAACGTTTAGCACGTTTCATTGTCGTTCTCCTTTTGAACATTTTAAAAACAGGATGCTTATTTTTCAATTAAAAGTTGAATTTTGTAAGTTGCTGGACGCATCCTAAACTTGGTGCCGCTAGCAGGACTCGAACCTGCACACGGTGGCTTATCTGGCCACTGCTTTGGAGAGGTATAAGCTCTCGTCTTTACCATTAAGCTATAGCGGCAAATTTGGTCTCCATGGTAGGATTCGAACCTACAGCCTCCTGACTCCAGATCAGGCCGTCTACCAGATTGACATTACACAGAGATAATTGGTGGGCTAGTGCAGAATCTAACTGCCTAAGTCGTCATGTCATAACGATATGAAAAACATTTCATGTCAAGCCTATAATATGGAGGAAGGATAGTAGAATCGAACTCTATGCGCTTTCGCACACCTTCTGTTTTCAAGACAGAGCTGGACCCAGTCCAGTTAACCTTCCATTGTTGGCGTACCCCCAGGGACTCGAACCCCGACCGACAGTTTTGGAGACTGTAATGCTGCCATTACACTAGGGATACATAATTGGTGGAACATATCGGACTCGAACCGATCAGGCTATCTGCTTGCAAAGCAAATCCGGGTGCCCATGCCCATGCCCCATTAACTTGGCGCCTCCGTATGGAATCGAACCACAATCCCCGGCTTCGTAGACCAGTATATTATCCATTATACTACGGAGGCAAAACTTGGTGCAACCTGTAGGAATCGAACCTACTTCAACGGTGCTTCAAACCGCCGCTATGACCACATCAGCTAAAGTTGCATTGGGGTGCTAGATGGGGAACGATCCCATACTATCGCTTTCACAGAGCGAGGTGCAGACCACTACACTACTAACACCATAGATTGGTATCGCGTACGGGAATCGAACCCGTCTCTTTGGCTTGAAGGGCCAAGGACCTACCCAGAAGTCCAACGCGATATATTAAAACAGGATTCGCTTTTTTTATTTTCAATATAAAATTTTTAATTGCTGAATGAATCCTAAAACTTGGCAGGCGCAGTAGGGATCGAACCTACACTCTCAGAGTCAAAGTCTGATATGCTACCATTACATAATGCGCCAACAGATAACTGGCTCCGCGTGTGAGGATCGAACTCACCTAACCACTGATTAACAGTCAGGTCCCTGCACCTTGCTTGGATTTCGCGGAATAGAAAAAACAGGATGATTTTTGTCGCTAGACAACCAAAAAGTTTAGCTTTGAAATTTGCAGAACTCATCCTTAACTTGGTAGCCTATCTTGGGAACGATCCAAGGACCTACGCCTTATCAAGACGGTGCTCTACCACTGAGCTAATAGGCTATATTGGTGGATGCTGTAAGATTCGAACTTACTATCCCGAAGGAAACGAGGTTACAGCTCGCCGTGGCTCTCCAACTCCGACCGAGCATCCATAATTATCACACACTCTTTCGAATGTGTCGTATAAAATAAGCTGGTTAGACTCATTCAAAGTGAGAACGCTATACGATTTCCCAACTTACTTTATACGCTAGTGTTTTTCACTCCACATTAGGAGCACGATCTCTCGCTTTATCCATCGACTAGGCCGCCCGTTTGCAGCATGTTTAGAGTGCGCTGCCAGGACCTCGTTTCCTGTATCTTCACACTTTGTACTAATTTACGCTAAACGTCGGTGAGTTCACTAACGCTTCGCGGTATTGTTTAGCACGTTCCAACTTATTTTGAATAAGTTTTTGAAGTTGCTCTTTTGTAAGAACAGCTTCATAAGCCTGCTCAACAATACGTTCGTTTAATTTTGTATAATCTATCGTATCCATTTTTCCTTCCACAAAACAAAAAACCCCAGGGTTTTTAATCCTAGGGTTCCTAAAGTTTAAGTAGTTTTACGTTTTATGCGTAACCACTTCCCTCCAAGAACCCTGAGCTAATATAGCCCTCCGGTGTGCGATCATTAGATAGACTATTAATCGCGCATAACCATGAGCCGTGCATCTGCACTGCCTGTTTGGCTATCGTATTAAATTGTTGTCTAAATGTTGATTGCATTTTGTTTCTCTTTAATCTCTTTCAAAAATGTTAACTGCACCATTGCTGCTAACATGTCCTTATTGTATTGTCTTTCGACTCTACTGTCAACCACTTTTGGCTAACTGCAAAAAATATTTATCTCTTGCAATTGCCTTTATTATAAGAGTATTTATACTTCTTGTCAATAACCCCTATCAAATGTGGTATTTTTGCAACATTTGATTTGTTTTCGACATATCAGCACAAGTGTACTCTTGATAATTAGATTTTAACACCTCTGGCATAGGCACTTCAACTATTTTGGACGAATACATTTTTGCTACGTCTAAAAAGCTAATTGCCTTTCCTGTTCCCACATTATATATGCCTGATTCAGGTATGTCAAGAAATTTCTTGTGGATTTCTACAACTTTTTCTACAGGCACAAAATCTCTTAAGTAATTGTTACTGCCTTCAAACACTTTTATACTACCTGTTTCCTCTGCTTGTTTACGAAACTGAGTAAAAGGGCTTGCTTGAGTTCCTTTATGTTCTTCTCCAGGACCATACACATTAAAGTAACGAAACCCTTGAACAATGTTTCCAAAGGTGTACTTGTTAGCATAATTTTCAAAAGCTGCTTTGCTTTTAGCATAGTAATTTCTAGGATCTAAAGGAGCATCTTCACGAAATGTACTTACTAGTCCGTAAACACTTGCAGAGCTAGAGTACTGCATATTAACCTTATGATGCTTACATTCTTCGAACAGCCATATGCTAAATTCAAAGTTTTGTTTCATAATTTTTGTTATGTCTTGCTCAGTAGTGCTGCTGACAGCACCGATGTGTATAACCCAATCCAAACCTTTAACATCTGGCCAAGTTTCACCCCATTCAAAGGTTCTAACGTCATGCTCTTCAAGAGCTTTGACTATGTGGCCGCCGATAAATCCCTTATGTCCTGTAACTAAAATTTTCACTGTTGGCTATCTCCGGGTAAGATTCTATAGTTATCTTCCACGCTATCGGGTGTACTAACTTCCAATATAGTTCCTGCTTCTAAGCAAATGACTTGATGTGGTTGTAGAGGAGCATTATGAAAGATTGTACCTTCTTCGCCAATTATTTCAAACATCTGAGCATTGCTAGTTTGGATATATTTGATCATAAACTTGCCACTCATTACACGCCAGGTTTCTTCTTTTTCACGATGAAAGTGCATACTAAATCTTGCGCCTTCGTTGAAGTGCATGAACTTGCTACAATACTTGTCGTTAGTTACCCAAATTTCTTCACTTCCCCAACCTTTGTTAACATGTCCTGTTTGTCGTGTCATTTAATTTCCTCTAATCTCGGCGCATATACACCCACATGTTGTACTGTAATGCTTGCAGATTTATTAGCAAACTTAATTGCTTCAGCCATATCATTTGTTTCTAAAAACTTATAAGTTAACGCAGCAAGGAACGTATCGCCTGCACCTGTAACGTCTACGACGTCACCTGCTGATTCTGCTGCAAACACTATACCATTCCATTCTGCACCTTTGTCGCCGTGTGTGACAATGAGATGTTTGCGCATTGGTAAATTGGTAGCACGACTATATTCGAGTGCATTTATTTTAATATAGCATCCACCCAATTTAGACAAGTCTGTTTTCTTTGTATCGACAAAGATTGGCACATTTGTAGTTTTTACTAGGTGCGTGATTAAATCGTAACTTACAGTGCCTTTATTGTAGTCGCTAATAACGATAGCATCGTAAACATTAGGCAATTCGCTTACTATATCAATAGGGTCGCTAATTTCGTCGTGATCAATGCGAAGTAGCTGTTGCTTACTGCGCTCGTCAATTAGACGCTGTTTGTTACTAACTTTGCCTTTTAGAAAATTTACATTACACCCAAGTGCTTCTAAATTCTTTGCTACATTTCCAGCCATGCCGTCCTTAACAATTTGGCTGTGAGGAACAAAAATTGGAACTGGTGCTTCTGGGCTAATACGATCTACTTTTCCGTAGATATATGTATCAATACACGTATCACCTATTAGTAATACGTTGAATTGTTTTTGTTGTTGAATGATCTGTTCGTTCATAGTATATGATTTTAATAACGTCTGATCCAATTACTGGTTTACCTTTATAGTCAGATCCTTTAACCATTATATCACATTGCGATATCAAATGCAATAGCTCTTCGTCTGAATTGAACAAACAAACTTTGTCAACTGCCTTAATATTTTCTAAAATTAGTTTGCGCTCTTCTTCTGAGTGAATTGGACGATCATTACCTTTTAATTGCCTTACCCTAGCATCAGTATCAATTGCAACCAAAAGAAAATCCCCGAGCGATTTAGCGTAATTTAGTAACGCTAGATGCCCGGGGTGTAAGATGTCAAAAGTTCCGTTGACAACTACTTTCATTAGTCCATGTCAACGTAGTCTTCTTTACCAACTCCGCATTCTGGACATGTAAATGTATCAGGTAGTTCGTCCCATTTACCTTCTAATTCTTCATCGTGGACATGTCCACATACAATACATACCTTATCCATTATACTGTCTCCCAAATTTGTGTGTATGCTTCAGCATGACGCTGTTCTACTTTTGCTAGTGCTGCAAAACGCTTTTCTGCTTTTGCTAGAACTGCGGCAAATTGCTCTGCGTGTTCTTTAGATTCATCAATTTGGCTTTGTGCTTCGATGGCAGCTTGTTGATTGCCTTCTTCAATAGCTTAAGCTTTCATTGTTGGGTACATGTGAGTGTACTCTTCTGTTTCACCTTCGATAGCTAGTTCCAAGCTCTTTTTAACACTTGGTTTGCCGATTAGCAACTCCAAGTGCCCGTGAGCATGTAATAGTTCTTGGCTGGCAGTGTGTTCAAAATGTTTTGCCACATCCTCGAAGCCTTCTGCACGAGCTAGTTTAGCAAAGTACATGTACTTAGTAAATGCTTGGCTTTCCCCAGCAAATGCTGACTCCAAATTTTTCAATGTAATTGACATAGTGTGTCTCCTTTGTAAAGTTTATTGTAATAGTATTTAATAATAAAATCAAGCGGTTTAATTGATTTTTTCAATAATTATTTTAATAACGCTTATTAAAAAAATCAATAAGCGTACTTGATTTGCAGCAATGAAATCTTTGGACTAGGATACAGCTCCATTTCTAACCCTCCGTAGACTCTGCGATGTGGAAGATGCCTTATGCGCCATCTTCTCACATCCTTTATTGCATCACGAATTTTGCCATGCGGAATTAAAATCTTAACTGTATTCAAATGGGGTACTTGGATGTCCATAATCTACCTTAATGTTTTCTTCCTTGACATTATCGTACTCTGTGTAATATGACTCATTAGGTTTTAATTCACGCCAATCATCATATTTGATTTGAGCTAATAATACTTCCTTCTTACTGAGTAAATCACATACAATAAACGAACTAGAGCAACGTCCAATTATTGTTTTAATAGGAGAGTGTTTGTACTCATTAGCCAATAGTGCCTTGTGCGTGGCACATCCATACGGAGCCATGATACGAGTAATGCCTAGCTTCTGATTACGAAGTCGGAATTTATCTATTAGTGTGAGTTCTGAGAGTGTAGCTTCGTTATCATCGCTAATACGCAATAGTGCGTTCTTAACTTTGATGCTACCTTTAGTAGACGGATTGTTTGGCGTTTCCTTAGTACTCCAAGGTAGCTGACAGTCTACATGATTGACATATAATGTCTCCCCATGAAATTTTAAGACCCACATAGGAATGGTCTGATCTTCTAAGTGTTTTTTGTTAAAATGGAACACTACGTCCTTACAAGCATATTCAATCTATTTCATTTCTGAAATCTCCTTAAAAAAGTATTTATTTGTTCATTATAGTGTCAACAAAATTTAAGAGCAAGGAATAATGGCTACCTTTGTGATACTTTCCTTGCATCCAGCTATAACTTTCATACCAGTGCGGTTCGCTTTCTAGATGGCAACCTATTAAGCCTATTCGGCCTTGGATAATGGCCATTGGGTCGCCATTTGCATACGTAGCGATTGTATCATACTTGCCGTTACCAACCAAAGCACAACCGTCGTAAAAAAACATCGTTGTATCAACTCCATTCCAATTGATTTTAATATCCTTAGCATGAGGTCTCCTTGTATCGGTATTTGGGCGAGTAATATACTGCACTGCATCGACTCCGTCTAATATATTAAAATACTCACTGCCTGCCCAATATGCGCCCATGCATATTCCTAAGTAGGCACCACCTTGCCGAACAAATGTTTGTATTCTTTCATAATGATCGATAGTAAGAAAATCAAAATTACTAGCATCACCGAGTCCGCCTGGAAAGCAAACTATATCAACATCGTCAAAAAAATCCGCCTCTAAATCATGGCGGGTAAAAATCTTAAAAGAATAATGTGGAGTCAATGCTCTAATAATACCGTTGACGCTTTGGACTGAACAGTAGGGTTGATGTAAAAATAATGCTATACGGCCCTTCATTTTGTATTTACCGGTTACGGATTCCGGTGATACCTTATCTTGTATCCGATTTTTCTATTAAATTGTCTCTAAATATTTCCCAGGCATTTTCCCAAGTCCAACGGTGACTACCTTCCCAAACTTGTGTACGATTTAACATGAGCGCATCTTTGACTGCTTGTTTTAAGTCTTCATTCATGCAGCCTGTAATGCCTTCGTCTATTACGTCTTCTGGGCCTTGGCATGGGTAAGCTGCAACTGGAGTACCGCATGCCATTGCTTCAATCATAACAATACCGAATGTTTCCCATCGACTAGGAAATACGAATACATCTGCTAATTGGTAATATGCAGCAAGTTCATGTCCAGTTTTAAATCCAACAAATTCAATGCTAGGATATTGTGTTTTATATTTTTCTAACATAGGACCATCGCCTACCATGATCTTACGTGCATTAGGATAATCTAATTCAAAGAAATCTTCTAAATTCTTTTCTTTACTCACACGAGCAACACATACTAAAATAGGATTTTTATTTTTTTTATGTTTGCCCGGATAAAATATTTCACGATCAACACCACGTGTCCACGGGATGACTTCTCCACTGAACCCATGAGCTTTAAGTTCAGCAACCATCGAGTCAGTTGTAGTTAAAACTTTGCCACTATGCTTATGAAACCAACGTACAAATCGCCAGGTAAGTGACTCAGGAATTCCAAATAGCTTTCGGAGCCCTTCAGGAAACTTAGTGTGATAAGCGGTATTGTGAGAAATACCAGCCAATGAAAGATATGCTCTAGCCCACAAACCAAGAGGACCCTCTGTGGCGATATGGATATAATCCGGAGATATCTCCTCAATCTTCTTGCCCAAGTTCCTTGGATAGGCAATCTTGACTTCGTTGTAGCCAGGACAATCAATGTAGCGGAACCACCCGGGATCCAACACCACAATGTTATAACCGTCACGAACAGCACAAATCTCAATATTTTTGTAGGTCGTAACAACACCGTTTATTTGATCCTTAAGATTATCAGTTATTATCAGTATCGTCTTTGTCATTCTCTCGTGTCCATGTAACTACTTCCCATCGACCGTCGTGATGCTCTACAAGTGCTGTACAACTTTCAACCCAGTCACCGTCATTCATATAAATGACACCGTCTATCTCTTTAATTTCGGCATGATGTATGTGTCCACATATTACGCCGTCAAATCCACGCTTTTTACAGTATCCGGCAAGATTCTTTTCGAATTGGAACATAAAGTCACTTGCTTTCTTAACTCTATGTTTGAGATATTTACTAAGACTCCAGTAACCAAATCCTAGTTTATGACGCACCCAATTAAACCGACTATTCCAATCTAATACTAGGTCGTATAGCTTGTCGCCCAAAAATGCAAGCCAAGGAGCAAGACGAGTAATACCATCAAATAAATCACCATGTGTAACCAAATAATGTCGGCCATCGGCTCCGATGTGTTCTGTTTGATTATGTATTTCAACAAGTCCAAAACTAAATCCATATGGTATCATCGGGCGCAGGAATTCGTCATGATTTCCAGCCACGTATACAACCCTAGTGCCACGTTTAGCGTGACCCAGAACTCGACGGACAACATTAGTGTGTGCTTGTTTCCATCGCCATTTGTTTTGTTGGATTTTCCACGCATCGATAATATCTCCTACAAGATATAATGTTTCGCATGTATTGTGTTTGAGAAAATTGTTGAGCTTGGCAGCTTGTGAATCACGTGTGCCTAAATGTACATCGGAAATAAAAATACTGCGATAAGTTTTGGCTGTCATACCAATATTTATCGCAGTATCATGTTGCTAAGATTACAGATTTGTTAAATCCTAACCACCGTCCATTTAGTATCAAATGGCTTACCTTCGGCGCGGTGCTTTAGTATCTTACGGAATTCTTCTTTACGAAGTTCCATAATTGCATCTTCATCGTGTCGGAAGCAGGCCTTGTACAACTTACGAACTAATTTCGCTTGTTTCATGGCAAGTTCCTCCTTGACAAATATTTATGCAAATATTTCCAATGCTGTCCCACACTCGACACAGAACTTAGCATGAGACTTATTCTGCTTGCCACAAGTTACACACTTTGGTTTGTGCTGTACTGTTACTGGTTTAGTAACTGGCTTGTTATCGCCCAAGTCGCCGACTAGTTTCAACACAATGTTGTGTATTGTAGGATCTAGTGCGCCAACTGTTGTTTCAGTAAACTTTTGTTCGCTCTTGCTGCCCGGTACAGTAATACCTACATCACTAACGTAGCTGTCCATAGTAGCCATACCGTCATGAGTTGCACCACTAGCAGTAATATTCATACTGTTTAGTGTAGCCGCAGTTGCTGCGCTAGCCATAGCACGTACTGTTTCTCCTTTACTAGTATCAACGCTACGCATTACACCATTTACATTAAATGAACCAAGGCTACCACTAGCACCGTAGTAGGGTGTTGAGTTCCAAGTAGTTGTAGTAGTTGTCCAAGTTGGAATATTGATTACTGGACGTGGAATTTCAAACTGATACTCGATACGAACAAGTCCATCTTCTAGTTTGATACCACGTGGACCATCTTCAATTGCCTGTGTGCGTTCAATGAACTTGAACTTGTTACCTTCGGAGAGATTGCCGTTTTTAATCCAACGCTCTAAGTCGACAGTCCGACCCGGGTCAATGACCAGTCCGCCAGGAACAGCATTCTCTCCGTCGATAAACACATTTACGACAGCACGAGTTGTATTGAGGTTTTTGAGTAAGATGCTATATTCGCTTGCAAATGGAATATAGACTGTGTCCTTGAATTCACGGAGCACTTTGCCTTTTGATTTGATAGAGGCGACTAATTTTTGATTATACATCATGGTTTTTCCTTTTTACGGTACACACTCTAAGTACCTAGTTATTAAAGAGTGTTAGTTGTGGACCATCCACAAATTTATTTATTCTGATTTTAACTGCTTGATTTCTCTTTTGATAATCCGAATTGCTTCAGCCTGACGCTGTTGTGCAAATGCTTGGCTAGGACCCCAATCAAACTTTTCAGCCGTAGCTTCTAGCTCTTCTAGGCTCTCTTTAACTTTAATCGCTTCTTCTAATGTCATACTGGAACTTCGATCAATTGAAAGATGCGCCAATCTCTGCGATCAGCTACTTTTTTCTCTTTCTTATCTTGCTCTTGAACATAGGCTAGAAAACTCTTTGCCTGTTCCATTGTGCCAAAGAATAGATCACTGCCGTATGCATAGGTTCCTACTGATCCGCTTTCGCCTTCCCAGTAGTGTCCTACAGCATAGTTAAACTTTTTGGCTTGTTTCTTTTTTGCCATGTTCTTCCTCCAATGTTGGAGCAATTTTTCTTAGCTCTTCTTCAGAAGCATAACGAATTGGGGGATTGAAGTGCCAACTATCAGCAGTAAAGATACGCACAGGTTTCCAATACTTATGAATAATGTTATTGATTACTACTATCGTAATAACAAATACAACAAATGCCAAGCCTGTTAAAATACTGCCTGCTAATATTTCTGATGCTACATCTACGTCCATTTTACTTCTTTCTTACTTTGTTAAAAAAATTGCAGTAACAGTCTTGGGTTTTACTATCATTTCCTGATTTGCCAGTTTTACAACGGTTGCTAGTCTTTGGTATCATTGATCGCCGACTAACGTGCCAACCTTTACTGACCGCTTTCGCGTTTGCGCTTTTTCCCGACTGTTGGAAGGGTTGATCGAAACTTAGGCATACTCTACCTTGGGCGGAATTTAATCCTTAGCTCATCCTATGGAATCCAAGTTACCATTTGCCACGGGCGCCAACCTTACCGCGCTGTCCTTTACTGCGTTACTCTTAAATTGATTTGTACAATGCACCACTTGCTGTAAATGCAGTTTTCCATGACCACTCGTCGAGTACTAGCTGATTGAAGATTTGTTCTTCAAGTTCAATGATTTCGTCAACACTAAGTTCCATCATGCGGATTGCACGATTATAACTGTCTTCGTAGCTAGATGGACGTTGTGGCATTGCACGAATTTTTGCAATCTTATCCAAGTCGCCAGTCTTAGCCAACTCAACGTGCTCTTTAGCAACCTTAAGTGCAGCCTTTTTATAGTCCTTTACAGACTCGTCGAATTCTTTAATGTGCTTCTTCTTGTTAGTTTGAAGAATCTCCATTAATTCTGTTTTATTAACTTTTACGCTTCTCATTGCGTTTCTCCTTGGATTTTCCATCATCCACCTTTTGTTGTTTGGTGCGTTTGGCGGGACTCGAACCCGCTTCCTTGAGTTTTAGAGGCTCAGTGTCTTCCCAAGACGACAAACGCTTTATATCTTTGTGTTTTACTATTATAAGTGTTTTGTAGATTTTGTCAACCTTCATTGGCAAATCTAAGTGAACAATTATTTGCGGGCCTGTGTTATCAATAACACGATCATTACCAACAGTACCGACAAACGGAATACCAGCGAACTTGCCATGCACTCTATCTCCAAGAAAGTATTTTGGCTTGTAGCCAATTTTTTCAAAATAATCAGTTTGTGTACCCATAGCGCATTATAACAAAAAAGAAAGGGGTTGTCAAGATCGAAAGAAAAGCACCCGAAGGTGCTTTCTACTATTTTGGGTGACAAGGCATAGTTGCCTCGCAAGTGCTGTTTCTTAGGCAGCTAGTGCAAATGCGCTGTCGTTGCTAGCAACGTCAACGTTCACTTGCATGAACTTGAAAGTAGATGTTTTTGCATTTACTAATTTTGCTTGATTTACAGTCATCGCCTACTGTGTTGCCGTCTTCAATATCTATCCCTGTCGAAACCATGGCAGGCCCATCAGAAACATTCTGTGGCAAAACTCTTATGGGGGACCGGGTGGGAGTCGAACCCACGTCCAGAAATCCTTCTCTCCAAAGGAATTACAACAATATCTATATTATATATTTATCGCAATAGGTTGTCAACCATATTTGGATACTGTATTTTTTCAAGATTTTGCAAGTCTGCATTGAACGCAATACTAATCCTATCGGCGGTACTACGATTAGCATGAGCTCTATGTTCAATCCAACCCGGAAACATAACTAATTTTCCTGCTGCTGGAGTAATGCTCCATTGTAGGGAATTAAATGGTGTTAGATTACTATAAACCTGCTGTGGTATTGCATAGCCTAGCATATTTTTAAGTGGCGATGTTAGCTCTAAATCACCGCAACCTTCCTCAGCTCTTACATAATAGACAAATGTCCAATAACGTCCAGGATGTACGTGTGCTATGTTATTCTGTAAAGAAATGCCTTCCGGTTTGTTTACATTAATCCAAGCATTAACAATCTTTGGTTGGTGCTCTGGTAAGAATGGTATTAAATTTGAAGCATCTACAAATTTAGTTTCAATTTCCTGTAATAATGGTTGTAAACACGCTGCTGATAAATCAACCAAACCGCTTTGCCATCCTGCACCCGTTTTAGGGTCTAAAGAGGTGTGTTCTTGCTGATAACACCATTCTTCTATTTCTTGGTTATCAACATCTATATAATCCCAGCCTATTGGGCTTGCAAATAAAGGTAAAAAGTTCATGAAGTATTTAAGCATAGATTAACTGCTACTATAAGTTCCTGGCAACAACTAAATACTATGTCAAACATATCGGGAGCGAATCAATGGGTGATATTTTTAAAATTATTGGTGATTTAGGTATGCCAGTAGCTGCTGCACTAGCAGGCGGGTACTTTGTTTACCTAACAATTAGACTATTATTACAAGGTGTTTTAGGCAGTATTAAAGGTATGGCCGGAATTATTACAGCCCTAGACAATCGTGTAAAAACAATGAATCACGATGTAGTACGTATTGACACTATTGTGTCCAATGCGTTAGGATTACGCCCAGACGTTGATCGTATTGCTCGTGCAGATGGAAAGAATGATGCAAGACGCGATTAATGAAATTGAACTAGCTATGCTAGATGACGATGTTATCCAGCTTCATAACATAGCCAGACATTTAGAACAAACTATTGGTGTCGGTACACTAAGCGAAGATATACGTAAAGCAGCAGATCGACTAAACGAAATTTTAAAGGGATACTGATATGTTTTATTACGATTACAATTGGGACCTAAGCCCAAATGGAATTATTTTAGATGAAGAGCTAGACATAGACAAACTAGGTTGGAAGGGCGGAGATTTATTTGAAGTCGTTAATATCAATGGTAGAGCTATGCTACGTAAAATGGATCCTGTACGTTCTTTTGCTAAAGGATACAGAGTAAATTTTGGAGAACAAGATGGATGTAGTTGAGTTAGTCAATAAGTATGGATTCCCAATTGTTATGGCAGTTGGAATGGGATTCATTATTAATTATGTTTGGAAATGGGCTACTGAAGAAGTTAAACCTGTTATTTCAGATGCCAACACTGTGCTTATTGCACTAATTGATCGTATTCGTATGCTAGACAATGACTTGATTCGTTTAAATCAAAAAGTTAACACTGTATTAACTATCCGCGGCAAGATGATTGAATCTGATCGTGTTATGGAAACTGCTATTGTAGAAGCTAAGGCTAATGCCAAATTCCACGATGCAATGGACGAAGCAGATGCTATTGGAACAAAGAATAAGTCTAAGGACAAGACTCCTGATGACAAAGAGGCTGCTGGAGGTAGCTCTTAAAAGAACACACCTTAGGACCGGTATTAAGTTACCGTAAGTGTGGGGCGGCTGCTGCCCTGGAAGAAGCGATTCGCTACCGTGACTTCCTAAAGTGAGCTTTTTTTACGATTAAAAACTTTGAGAAATAAAGTTTGCTTCTGGAATACGTGTATGAGTATTTTTTGAATTTAATAGGACAACGATACGGCGTCCTATTTTTGTATCTAACATCATAACAATACACCCTCCACTTGCTCGAATGTATCCAGTTTTGCTTACGATAAAATCTTTAGTAGCAACTAAAGGATTAGTATTTCGAAACGCAAAATAATGTTTCTTCTTCTTTTTATTTTGCGTTTCTATTTTGCCTTCTGATGTATTTGATGCTTTAATGATTGTGGAATACTTGCTAGATTCTAACACAATTTTAACTAGTTCTTCTGCGGTACTAACATTCATAACATTTAATCCGCTTGGGTCTGCATAATGTGTATTTTGTAATCCTAAATTCCAGGCTTTCCAATTCATAGCATTAATACATGAACTGCGACCAGATGGATAATTGTCACACAATGTTTCTGCTGCACGGTTATCTGATTTTACTAACATTAATGTTAATAACTCGTTTCTAGTAACACCGTTAATTTTTTCATCTAAGTCTTGGTGTGCATCAAGAACAACCATTGCTGTCATTAGTTTGGTAATGCTAGCAATACTACGCTTCTCAGTAGAGTTTTTACTTTCTATGATATTACCTTCGCCGTCTGCTACTAGCCAGCTTGTCGCGGTGATAGGCAGAGGTTTGGTAGTGGCAGCGAATGATTGCCCATTATATAGTATGGTAAGAAATACCAATAAAGATAAGATTCTATG